GGGACTGGTCCCGCCTTGGATCTCTTCTGCAACATTGTTGCAGGTGAGGTTCCTGGTTGGATCAATCGCCAATCACATCTTCTTATTGAAGAAGTGTTGGGCAACGTGCTCTTTACCGTTCCAAAGAAAACCGATATCGATCGTGTTGCCTGCAAGGAACCCGATCTGAATATGTTCATCCAGAAGGGTGTCGGCGACTACTTCCGTAGCCGTCTACGCCGTGTCGGGGTAAATCTGAACGATCAGTCGATAAACCGATCGCTCGCTCGAGAAGGTTCTGTAACTGGGAAATTAGCTACTCTGGATTTATCCAGTGCTAGTGACTCCGTTACGCAAGGTCTTGTAGCCTTGTTCCTTCCTGAGACCTGGTACGCCCTCCTGGACTCTGTTAGGAGTCCAGTCACCATCATCGATGGTGAAGAACATCGGAACCACATGTTCTCCTCAATGGGGAACGGCTTCACGTTCGAGTTAGAGAGCTTGCTCTTCTTCACTCTTGCGCGTGCCGTCTCCTATTTTCGGGGAACCCGTGGAGTCGTATCCGTCTATGGAGATGACATAATCTGTCCTACGGACAGTGTTGCAGAGCTCACTTGGGTTCTCAGTTTCTTTGGCTTCTCTGTTAACACAGATAAGTCATTTGATTCTGGTCCCTTTCGTGAGAGCTGCGGCGGTCACTTCCATGATGGCTATGATATCACTCCGTTCTACGTGAAGAAGCCGATAGAGACTTACCCAGACCTTATAGACGTTGCTAACAAGCTACGTATGTGGGGTACGGATAAATACTCATCTGTTATCGATCCATGCATAGAGCCTATATGGCTCTGGCTAAAATCGATGATTCCTTCATGTCTTTGGGGTGGTGAGGATATGTCCTTCAAGTTTCAGCTCGTCTCTCGAGACGTTTCCCATTCCCGGTTGTTTATGACAACCGAGAAGAAGGATGCTGGACCTGGGGGTTACCCTCATTGGCTTAATGCCACCTGGAAGCGGTCCCTTCCTACCGACGGTGTTGTAACATCGAAGGTATCCAAAATATCGAAAGATATCAGGATTAGGAAGGTCCGTTCGCCTCAGATACCGCCGTTAGACAGCCTCTTTCTCCATGAGATAGAGAATGATCTAATTGGCTTCGTCCGAGGTCGCGGTATACCAATTGATAGGTCTAGGGTGCTGAACCCTAAGCCTCCTTTTGGTACTGTTTAGAGGATTTCCTCTAAATCCCGGCAATGCCGGGTGGGGATACAGCCTAACAGCTGTA